TTACTGTTGGTGAGTACAATTCATTGGTAGAAGAATTAAACGAGCATTATCCTGATTATCTAATTGAATATCTTGAAGGGAGGTTTGTGTAATGAGCAAAACAGAAAAGAAAGTAATAGTTGATTTGAATAAAATGTACACAACTATTGATTACAAAGATGCATTTAACCATATCAGAGAATTAGCTGATTTGGAATGGAACGGGAGTATAACTGTATCTCATTTTAGAGAAAGAGTAAACGATATAATATCAGTAATTAGCAAAAAGGAGAGTGAATGAAAAAATGCAAAGTATATCTTGAAGGGAGGTTTGTGTAATGCAGACATTTTTACCACATGCATCTTTTTATAAGTCGGTACAGTGTTTGGACAATAAAAGATTGGGAAAGCAAAGAGTTGAGGCATTACAGATATTGAAAGCATTATATATTCCAGATTATGGATGGAGGCATCATCCGTGCGTTAAAATGTGGGATACATATGCACAAGCATTGGAAATGTATATGGATATCTGTATTGAAGAATGGATAAAGCGTGGCTTCAAAAACACAATGGCAAGAGCAAAACCAAACTGTTATGTAGATACTCGTATGCCCCATTGGATAGGTGATACAAAGTTTCACAATAGCCATAAATCCAATCTATTAAGAAAAGATGTAGAGTTTTACAGTAAATACAATTGGAAAGTACCACACGATATGGAATACTATTGGTGTGGTTACAGTAAAAAAGAAAAGGAGCAGAAATGAAAAAATGCAAAGTATATCTTGAAAATAAGGCTGGAATGACACACGGCATAGAAATATGGGATTACAAAAATAAGTATGATGCTGTAGGTAGGGCTGTATTATCATTCCCTCATTTATTTTGTAGGGTTAAAGCAATTAAAGAAAACAATGAAACAGAAAATTTGGAGTATATACATAATGCAAACAAGGAGAGCAAATGAGTGATATGAATATAATAAACAGAAGAATAGAAATATCAGATGAACTGATTGAACACCTGTTATGTGGGGCATTTGAAGGAGGCATAACATATTGGGCAAACAATGTAAGCTGTGAAGATAGGGAAGATATGCTCAAAGTTAAAGGCTGGAAACACGAATATCTTACAAAAACAAAGAAAAAAGATGCAGTAATGTACATACACGGGATAGATGGTGATAAAGCTAAAATTACAAAGAAATCAATCATTGATGCATTACAGAAAATGGACGACCCAAAGAACAGCTGTACAAAAGCACTTGGAAGAATATTAGATGAAACATATGATGCAGATGATTGTGATATAGTTGTACAGATGGCTTGTTTTGGGGAGGTTGTGTATGGATAAGGGATTAGAGAGAATGGCCGTAGGCTTGATTATAAACAGTGTAACAAGACTACTGCACGAAGATAAACATAAATTTGTAAGCATAGAGAGGCCTGATGGGGTTATTGAAATGCTGTTTATACCAAAGGAGGAAAAATGAACAGAGAAATACACTTGGAAAATATGCTGTTTGAGTTAGAAGCAAGAATAGATAAAATAGAATATACATTAAAAGAATTAAAGAAGATTGTAATAAAGGAGAAAACAGATGAGTAAAGACTATGAATTAATGGGAGAAAAAGAGTTTTTTGATGTAATGAAAAAGATAAACAGGCGCATAAACAATGAGCAAAGATACAGAATAGCAAAATTTGTAAACGAGGAGATATTTAAAGATGTTTAAAGAAGATGCGTTTGTAGACAGAATAATGAAATTTGAAATCTATGACAGAATACAGACATTTGAACTGATATTGGCTATGTTCATTGTATGTGGTGTAGCAGTTATAGTTATAGATATAATAGATGAGATAACAAAGGAGAAAACAGATGAATAAAGAAGATTGGGGCAACTGTCCAAGATGTAAAAGAGAAATAGAAACATTTCCAGCATTATCAAGAAGGGATAATAGAACAGATATATGTTCGGATTGTGGAACAGCGGAAGCAATGGAAGATTATTATGGAGAAAGGTGGACTAATAAAATATATTGGGAGGAACAGAAATGAAGATAATAATAACAACAATAGGAATAATATTTATTCAGTCAACAGATATATATGATTCACACACAAGACAGGATAGATTTTCACAAACAATGACATATATAAAACAGGAAGATATTGTTTCTATAAAAGCAGATAAATACATAAAAGGTGGAGAGTTTCAGTTTCATATGACAAACACAATGACAGATAGTGTTGGTGTTAAGCCAGTTGTAGTTAACTGTTATACAGATAAAGAATATGAAGAAACATTTAAACTGTTACTTAAACACTTGGAGAAAATGAAATGAAGTGGACTGATAAAAGAGTAAAGGAATTTGTAAAGATAGCAACATCAGGCTCTTGGGGTGATTACAGCGGTTGCACCAGTCTTGATTCAAAGATGAAGAAATTCAAAAAAATAAAAGGAGGAAGTAATGGAAGTTAAAGAAAAAGACTATCAGTTGAGTAGTTTGGTTATTGATGCCTGTGATGTATTTGATGAAGAAGCAGAGCATTATGATGAACACGATGACGCTGTACATGAAATTGCAGACGGAGCTATTCCTATATACTATTGGGACATTGCTCAATATGCAGCGTACAACCATTGGTTAATGACAGAGGTTCCAGAAATAAACTCTGAAGGAACTGCACATGACCAAATACAAGCAAACATATATCAATATGTTGTTGAGGGACTGTATGAGCATATAGAAGAAAGAAGAAAAGAAATAGACAGAAAAAACAAACAAATAATAAATAAGGAGAAGTAATGAAGAAAGAAACAATTGAAGAAAAAGAACCACAAAGAGAAGAATGTTCATATTTAAAAGGACATGAGAAACCAACAGAAGCATCATTTAGACAAGATTTATGTAATTGGTGGGAAGAATATGCTTGTAGAGGTGAATACAAGAGTATTAATGATGTAATACATGCATTAGGTAGATTAAAGGATTATATGGGAGAACATGAAGGATATGAATTTGACGATGCTCTAAGTGAAGATGATAAAATACATATAATATGGAGGATGTTACGTAAGGTAACTAAAGCTTTAAATAATGTACCTAGACATATGAGAGAACAGGAATGTATTAAAAAGTAGTATTTATAAATTAATAAAAGGAGAAGTAAAATGAGAAGAAGAATAAACATAAAAACAGCAACACTCGATGAACTTGAAGAAGAATGTATGGAGCTTATGGGAACACCATATGGACATAATATGATTGGAATAATCTGTAATGTGGTGGAAGATAGATTCAGCAAAGAAGATGCTGAAAGACTATTCAACTTCTATCAGGGTTAGGAGAAAATATGGAAGAAAGATGTTATGGTTGTAAAGAATCAAAAGATGTATCTTGGGACGGAATGTGTTTTCTGTGCTGGGAAGAGTTAATGGAATATTTTGGAGAAGAAATATAAAAATATAAGGAGAATAAAATGGGAATGGACGTACACGGATTAAATCCGAAACAAAACAAAACTCTTGAAGAGTTTCCTATATTGAAGAAGTACAAGGAAATGGATTTCAAGGAAAGATACCAGAAGTTAGACTCTGATGATAGGCTTCAAAAAATGTATTGGAAGGAAAAGGAAGATTGGGAAGAAGCAAATCCTGGAGTATATTTCAGAAATAATGTATGGTGGTGGAGGCCTTTATGGAACTACTGTTGGTTTATAGCCGAAGGATTACTTGAAAGAAACCTCCGAATAAAACGATATGAGGAAGATGAAAACGGTGAAACTGACTTTGAGAAATATGAATGGGAATCTGCAACATATGATGATGGACACGGAAACAGTGGAGTCGGGTTAGATGCAGAACACGCAAAGGAGCTTGGAGAAATGCTTATGGCTACTGTTGCAGATGGTTCTGCTCTTCAATATCAAGCAGATTATATGCAAATGATTGATGATATGCCACTTGAAATCTGTACATATTGCAATGGGAATAATAGAGGACACAATAAAATGAGAGATTGCAATGTATGTGAAGGAACAGGTAAGGTAAAAAGCTTTAGTGCGCATTATCCGTTTGATGTAGACAATGTTGAAGAGTTTGCTAAATTCTGTATTGAAAGTGGGGGGTTTGAAATATGGTAACAACTAAAAAGATGATGGCTGACCTTAACAAACTAACAGGTGGAGATAAATTTGTTTGTGATGTTTGTGGGTCTGATAAAATAACAGAGAAAGTATGGGTAGATGTGAATAATTACATCGTGCTTAGCGGAGAAACATATTGCTCC